GTACTGGAGGGCAATCAGAGGGAGCGCAAGACCAGGGTTGCGGTTGAACCAGAACTGGAGAGGCACATAGATCACATTGGGGCGCCCGCGGCACAGGAGGGCAGCCGTGGAGGTACCGCCAAGAGAGCCACCCACCATCGCGTCCAGCTTCACGGAGGTGTCGTAGTCCGCTGTGAGGTTCTCCCAGAGGTAGAGCCACTCGCCGTAGTGGCGATCGATGATCTGACCACCGATCTCCACCTCGATCTGCTGGAGAAGGAGGTAGCCGATACGACGCTGGGCACCGGAGGTCCAGACGGGGTCCGTGGCAGGAGTCTGCATATCGGGGAGTGCGACCTCCACATAGGTCTTCCAGACGAGGTCGGCGTTGCGGTTGACAATGGCGACGACACGCTGCCCATAGGCGGGGGCGCCAGTGAAGTTGACGCGCATGGCCTCAATCGCAAAGTTGGTGTGACGCTTGTAGAGCACCTTCCAGAAGGTAATGTGGGGATTGCCAGTGATATAGGCATCCTGTGCACCGTAGGCAACGAGCTGAAGAAGACCACCTCCCATTTTGTCTTTATACTGTCGGAGGATAAATTCTACCTCCGCGTCCGCAGAGTTTTGTGGCTAACTAGAGTAAATGGGTCTGGATGATGCAAGGACACAGATACGGAGGGCACTTGATTCAAACCCTCCTACGACATGGACAGATTTTAAGGAATGGTTCAAGGACAACGTTGACCCCCTGCTACCTGACAGGACCATGCTCCAGGCTGGGTTTGATGTCGCACTACGTAACGCCAATGCAAAAATCGGGAGTGGAGAGAATGAGTCATTGGTAATATCAGATCTTGTTTCTAATCTGAAGAATCTTGTCAAGCCTATTGGTGCTGCATCTGCTCCCGGTGCCGCTGAACCTGGAGTACCCGTCCAGGGGTCTAGCCGCCGCAGCAAGCTCGGGAATAAGTTCAACCGGTGCGTCAAGGCGGTTCGGAAGACGGTCAAAGCGCGGCCCAAGTCGACCAAGGAGTCGGCTGCAATTGCAATCTGTACCAAGTCAGTGCTCCACACCCGGGGACGGACACTCAAGCGGTATGCAAAGAAGCGCCTGGTGACCCAGAAGAAGTTCCGTGGCGGATGTGGAGATGGGGTGTGCGTGTAAAAAGTCGAGACGACATATAAATGGCTGGCCCTTTTCAAGATCGTCGCGTCCTTCCTCCTGCTGCGGCAATGCAAGCACTTCGTAATCTTCCTCGGGCCGGTCTCCCTGCGCCAGCAGGTGTGCCTCCTCTAGGACTGGCAGCAAGAGCTGCGCCTCTTCAACGGGCCAAGAGTATATTAGACGCCGCAGGGAATGATAAAGGGGCAAGGAAAGAAGCGCTGCGAGATGCAGCTGCGATCATGTCCGGAGAGCAAATACCAGTCAATGTGGTCGACCTTGCAAAAGAGGTAGACCAAACAATCGATAATGTCAACTTCTTAATTGACGAAAAATATGAGGAAATGAAGCGTTTAATAGATGTCGAGTTGCGTGGCGGTCGTCGCCGCAGCAAGAAGTCCCGGAAGCCCAAGCGCAAGGCTAAGCGCTACACCCGCAGGCGTTAAGTGCGTCCTGTGCCGCCATCTGCTCTGCCTTCTTGCGAGTCGTTCCGTACCCGTACGCGAGATGCTTCCCAGAGGCATCACAGACAGCCACTCGGATTTCTCCCTTCTTTGGGTCATTCGACAGCATCTCATAGGTCGGAGTGCACTTGCGCTCCCGCTGACAGTACTTCTGGAACAAGTCCTTATAATTCGTAGGTTCCGCTACGATGTCCTCGATGTCGAGATAGGCTTCGAGAACAGTCGTCACGAAGGTGTACACGATCTGAAACCGCTGCCCACAGTCGGTCCACAAGGCACCCAGGAACGCCTCGAAGATATCTCCCAGCTTCTTCAGATTGGCGCGTCCAGCGATGGCAGGCGACTCCTCATTGTGCCGCGAGATGACATAGAAGCGATCCAGACCAATCTGCTTCGAGAGACCGCCAATACACTCGTTATTCACCAGAGCCTTGCGAGCGTCGGTCAGGAACCCTTGCTTCCGCTCGGGGTACTTCTTGCGGAGGTAGGTTGCCACGCAGCAGCCGAGGACCGAGTCTCCCTCGAACTCCAGGCATTCATAGGACTCGTCTTGGAGCGGCATGACTCCCTGGGGACAGGGTGCCAGACTGGCAGGACGACCATCGGGGGTCGTGTAGTCGGTACGGCGTACATAGGTCGTGTGGACCATGGCCGTCTGAAACACGCGCGGGTTGCGAACTTTGTAGTGCGGCAACCCATGCTTGTGAAGGATGATGCTGATATCACGCTCCGTGAACCAGCGGTTCGCAGAGTTATAGGGCGAGTAGATGTCCATTAATAGTGTTCCTGTCAGACCTGTCTAGGTCCGTTTTAATAATACTGGGGGAAGGTGCGACGGAGGAGCCAGTAGACCAGACCAAACACCGCGGCGTGAGTCAGGACCTTTGTGAGGTACGACGCGCCAGGAGGCAGGCTGAGGAGCACGCCAGGGGAGAGGAGAACGAACAGCACCACGGGGACGAGGACATTTGCGTTGACCATTTTGTATAGAGGCACTTAAAAATATCTCGCGGCATAGTCATATCCATTGATGGTAAGATCGCAGCATGTTCATACACTTGTCTCCAAAGCGCTGATGTCGACGCAAAATATGATTCCGTGCCTTATCCGAGTCCAGAGTGGCTTCCGGGTCGAACCGAACGTTCGTGATGCCCAAGCCCTCGCCGACACCCTCCAGACAGCCCTTCGTGAACTCCAGACAGCTCTTGACACCCCCTCTTCCTATCAGCAGGACCCCCAACGAGGACCTATCGTTCCTTTGAAGTGAGTTACTCCAACGGTTTCAGTTCAAACGAGTAGTCAGTGGCTGTGAGCTTCGGCTCATGGCGCCGCACAATCTCACGCATGACATCCTCGCCGTGTTCGGGCAGGATTTCAAGCAGGTAATCGTGCAACTGTTTCTTCGACAGGGTCCATCCTTTCTTCCACTCTCCCGGCTTCTTCACTTGGAAGACCAGCTGGGAGGCTTTGAGTTCAATTTTATCAGGAAGGGGCTCGCGACGCAGGGCTTCTGCATAGGTTGCTGCGAGATCCAATTCGAGAGTGCGGCGCTCGTCGCGTAGGTCAGTTGCGCGAGCGTTGACCTCAGAAAGCTTGCGGTTGACATCGAGATATTGCGTAAGGACAGGCTTCAGGGATTCCATCAGTAGTGTGCTCTTCCCCAGGAGAACAATGTGTCCGTTTTGAACAAGAGGAATGTCTGTCTTTGACGAGCAGGAAATTGCGCGGTTGTGTGAAGTCTACAACCGTGAACACCCACGCGAGACACCCATCTCCTGTACGAAGAACGCAGAGGATGTCTGGCATGAGCTCCAGCAACGGCTGGGAACGAAGTGCAAGACCGGCCGCGCTGAGTGTATCGTGAGCAGCCTTCTCCGTCGCCCCAAGGCCCCGAAGGAATGGACGCTGAACCGCGAGGAGTGGCTCTCGAGTGATGACATCGACGCGGTCGAAAAGAACTATGTGGATGTCTTTGCAGACTACGCGTACGTGGGTACTGTTCCAATGGATTTTGACCTTCAGGATGAGACGCGCAAGTGCCTCGTCTCCGCGCTTTGTAGCATGAAGCTCCCCGAGCTCGTCAAGAAGGGCAAGGAGCGCATCGGAATTGTCGTGAACACCGATCCCCACGATGGACCTGGTCAGCACTGGGTCGCTGTCTTCTGTGATGTCCGCAAGGAGCTCGTCCATCCTCGCGTGACCTACTTCGACTCGTATGCAGACAAGCCCGAGTCTGAGATCAAGGTGCTCATGAAACGCTGGGCAGACCAGTGGAATGCCACGGGAGTCCATGCGAACCCTATGAAGCTGACCTTCAACAAGACTCGACACCAGTACAAGGACTCGGAATGTGGGATGTATTGCCTCTACTTCCACTATGCCTGCCTGATGAACATTCCGATGGACGAACGCATTCCTGATGATGTGATCAACGCGTTCCGGAACCTTCTCTTCCGGATGCCTTCGATAAACAAATCACCCGAGAAAGAGTAATGGAAGTCCTCCTCGCAGTTGTCTTACTGCTCTTTATTGGCTATCTCTTGTATGATGAGTCACTTGGAGACCCGTTGGCTCCTCCGGAACCGCGTGGTCGTCTCTGTGACTCGTACGCTGCTGGTGGTGTCTACGAGCCGTTGGCCGATGTCCTCGCTCGTGGCTCTCGACTCTACGAGGTCCATGTCTACTCGGACGAACGCGATCACCCCGTCGTGGCAAAGCATCCTCTGAATGACGGATATAACTATGCCGAGGACAACGAGTCCTTCGAGCAGGTCTGCGTGGACATCACCAACGATGCCTTCCCGAGCAAGGATCCGTTTATCCTGTCCATCGTGCTGCACACCGACAAGGCAGTGACCGCGAATGAGTGCGCCCAGCATCTTAAGACCACGGTACGCCGTCATCTCATCAAGACAGAGGGCGGCGTGGCAAGGATGCCCATCGACAAGATCGCGAACAAGCTCATCCTTGTGTCGGGTGGAAATGTTCGCGGAACCGAGCTGGAGCCCATGATCAATCTCTCTTGGTCGAGCGAGGACCTTCGCCGTCTGTCGTACCAGCAGGCGCTCCACCCTCGCGACGAGCCGGGACTTATCGCATACAACCGCGACCATATCAGCCTCGTGGCACCCGAGACAGAGCTGCGGACGGTCAACGCCAACCCCGATCGTCCGAAGTACCTCGGCTGCCAGTGGAACCTCTACGACAAGAGCGGCGGAGGGTTCGTCGAGAAGCCCAGTGCTCTGCGCACAAAGTTTCGGGGTGAGGAATAAAGATGCCCGACTTATACGATAAATTGACCGCTGCAAGGTACGATATGGAGACCGCGGACCGCGCGATGAAAGCGGTGATTGCTGCACCGGGCGTTTCCCTCCAGTCCGAGCGCGCCAAGACAGCCCGGAAGAAGCTCAAGGAATCCAAGGCGGCGTTCAAGGAGGCGAAGAAGGCGTTCGATGCACACATCGCCGAGGAGAACAAGAAGACCGCCGAATACCTCAAGCGCCTCGACGAGTCTCTCGGAAAGGCAAAAAAAAGTGGGAAGACGAAGAAGGCACGGGGAGGTAAGTCGCGTTCAACTCGCCGCCGCGTCTAATTCCTTTCTCGGGCAACTAACAAAATGCAGGATACAGCTTCTAATGGTAACGCTGGGCAGGGTCAGGGTCAGGGTCAGGGTCAGGGTCAGATTCAGGGGCAGGGGACCTCGCGTGGCGGTGGTCACAGCCGTCGTCGTCGCTCCGCCAAGCAGGCGTCCTGGATGGCGCATGTCAAGGCAACCATGCGCGCGCACCGTGGCATCAGCCTGCGTGATGCTCTGAAGAAGGCGAAGCTCACCTACAAGAAGGGCATGCGCGGTGGCTTCACCGGCAGTGGCGACCCTAACGGGAATGTCATCGCTCCTCTTCCCCTCAGCGGCGGTCGTAGTCGTCGTCGCGGTGGTCGCTCCCGCCGTGGTGGTGGGGGCAAGCTCGCCCTCTATTAAAACGAATCTCATCGTGCAAGAGACGTATATCGCACACGATGGATCCACCGAAAACCCGCAAAGAGTCCAAGAAGGACCCCAAGACCAAGGCGCAAGGCAAGACTGTCTACAGCGCCAAACATGTCCGCCAGCTTGAAGCACTGAAGGAAAAGAAGAAGACCTAACTACTTTCGACCACCCAAGAGACATTTCGATGTCACACGACGTGTCAACGCAGGATTCCTGTCCTTCGTATACACGCCCTTCGCCACACGCCGACAGGTTTTTCCTTTGTAGCTCTTCCCTGTGCAACCACTCTTGTAGTAGGCCAGATGGGCCATATATCCGCGGTAGGACCGGATCGGCACCTTGATCGTCTCCGAAAGCTCCTTCATCAGTCCGTACATCCAGTGCGTATACGACCGCTGGCTCGTGAGTGTCGGCTCATGTGCCTTGAGGTAGCGCTGCACCACCTTTCGCAGCTCCGGGTAGGGGTACGCCTTCGCCAGATGATGGAGGAACTCGCGCTGCGTCGACATATCCTTGGGTTCAGGGGATGGAGGGAAGTTGTAGGCCACCGCCATCAGGAAGTCGCGCCCCGGGACCGCGTCGGGGGTCTTCATGCGGTCGTATTTTGCCTTGACCTCCTCGTACTCGGGGTCGGGACCTGGGTTGATGACCTTGGGATCGTCCGCGCACTG